TGAGGATGCCGACGGTCGCGGATCCGTCTGCCTCTTCCTTGGCGACCCACATGTTGGGGCGCAGGCCGCAGGCATCCAGCGTGGTCTGGCTGAAGATCTCGCTGCGCCGGCGCGGCACGACGAGAAGGCTGGTGGCGTCGCCTACGTCGGCGCTGGTGATAGTCTGCTGTTCCATGCTGGTCTCCTGTGTGTTCGGTGAATCGGCTTTCCAAGTACCAGTACAAGCGTCTGCACTGGGCTATGGGGAGGCGACTATTTGTTCTTTGCGGCAGTGATGGCGGCTTTGTTCAAGTCCAGCATGCCGTGCTGTTCGCCGTTCTTTGCCTCGCTCTTGTCGAGTCTAACCACGGTACCTGCTTCGCCGAACGGGCAGTCACGCAGTACAAATGCTTCGACCTTCAGCTTGTCAGCCTCTTCTGCTGCCTTTGCTGCCGCCGCTTCTGCAGCAGCTTTTTCTGCAGCTTCTTTTGCAGCTACTTCATCTGCATTGGCCGTATTGCCAGCGCCTAGCGCATTGGCGATCGCTGCGCCTGCAGTTTGCAGGATGTTTTTTCCGGACATTTTGTTCTCCATGAAAAACAGCGGGCCGAAGCCCGCTGCATTAACGACCCGCTACCGATTAAGTCGCAGAGTTGACGTACAGCTTGACTGCAGAGGTATCCGTCAGGTTACCGCCGGAACGGGTCCAGCCGCAGAAGCCGACCTGACCCAGCAGGGCAAATGCCGAGTCATCGAAGCGGCGCAGGCTGGTGCTGTTGGCTACGTCGCGGATGATGTACTTGGAGAAGTCACCGAACGCGATGGATTTGGCATTGGCAGCCATGGCGGCGACATCATCATTGACGGTGTACGGATAGCCGCAGATGGTGGACGGAACGCCATCGGCGATGCCTTCCATATCGCCAGGGTTCCAGATCGGGCGACCGGTGGTGTCCTTCAGCTTGCGGATAACTGCCACGCTGGTATCAGCCAGCATGAAGCGGCCATTGCGACGGTAGGCACGGTTGACTGAGTGGACCAGATCGATCATGTCATCGTAGATGACGGTCAGGGTCTGGCCTGTAGTGCCTGTCTTGCCGGTAGCTGCCTTGGGGATAACGCCATCGGGCAGCGTTGTACCGGCACCCGTGGTGAAGTGCGTATTCTGGATGCGGGCGATACGCTCTGCCAGGCGAGCAACGACGAAAGCAATGACGTCGATGGCGGAATCCTGGATCAGCTCAACCGGCAGGGCGATCTTCTTGGAGCTGTACTTGAAGGTATTCAGCGGGACCGTGCCGAACGTTGTTTCACCCAATGCTGCACCAGTGTTTTCACCGACGATCTCACCGACTTCTGCAGTGCCATCGTTTGTCGGGAAGCTCAGCGGATTTCCGGATTCGGTGCTGAGGATCTCGGCTACGTCACGCATGCCGCCAAACGCCTTCAGCTTTGCGATCACCATGGTGGCGATCTCTGCCGGAACGGTATAGCCGCCCTCTGCCGGAGTTGTGGTGCTCATCGCGTTGCGGATGGCGACAGCTTGCTCTGCGGAAACGTTGTTGCCATGACGAAGGTAGATAGCGACTGCAGCCAGTGCGTCAATGGTGACGCCATCGTCTTTCTTGCCTGGCTTTCCGGCTACGGAGTTAAAGAACTGATCGGCTTCCAGATCGCGCATACGCTCGGCGGCTTTGATCTGCGCCTTGGCGGATTCGATTTCAGTCGCCAAGTTATCGAACTGGGTTTGCTCTTCCTTGGTCCAGACCTGGTCGCCTTTGTCGGCGAGCAGCTTGTTGGCTTGGGTGGCGAGGTTGGAAATCTTCTCGCGCAGTGCTTGGATGTTTTTCATTTGTCATGCCTTTCTAAAAGTACTACGTGCTGGCGACCGGCCAGTTCGGGTTTTGCGCGCGAGAAGCGCTACAAAGCGGTAACCAGACGCAAGCGGTTTGCGTTTGATGCGGACATTAAAAAACCCGCCGGAGCGGGTTCTTCTTTTTCGACTACGGGAGGTTTTTCGGGTGGCGGCGCCGTAAGTGCCGTGGGTGCCTTGGCATAGGCTGCCAGGTTCCACATGTTTCTTACCTTGGCCGTTGGCGCCCGCCCATCGACGAAGCCATTGTCGATTGCTTCCTGTGCAGAGAACCACGTCTCGGCGTTCATCCAATCGATGATCTGTTGCGGGTCTTTGCAGGTCTTGGCGACATAGTCTGCAACGATGCTGCTCTCCACCTTTTCGAGCAGGTCGGCAGTTTCACGCATGACGTTCTTGTCGCCATAGGCCATGCCATTGGCATTGTGGATCATGTAGAACGCGCCCTCGGCGATCAGTACCTCATTGCACGCGCAAGCGATACCGGTGGCTGCGCTGGCAGCGAGACTATCGATATGACCGACCGTCTTACCCGAGAAGCGTTTGATTGCTTCGATGATGGCACGGGCTTCGAACACGCTGCCGCCGGGGGAGTTGATGCGGATGTTCAGCAGTGGAACGCCGTTGGCCTGGGCGATGGCTTCGATAACCATTTTGGCGCTGATACCCCAGTCGGCATCGATCACGTCATAGATGTACAGGGTTGCTTCTGCTTCGTTGCGCACCAGGTTGAAGGGTTGCTTCTGGAGTGCGGCATTGTCTTTCAACAGCTGCATGATCTTGTTCATTGCGGTTGCCCTTCAGGAGTTTTGACGGGATTTCTTGGGTCGTATATCTCGGCGTACTGACCACCCTTGGGCGCCAGTCCTTTGCCCTTGCGTACTTCGTCAACGGTGATCCAGCCCGGGCCGGTACCGGGTCCACCCAGTGCTGCGCGGTTGTATTCGGCCTGGGCTTTACTGTCTCCCTCGATCAGGGCGTCACGGTCGAACTGGATGAAGCGGCCAGTATTGCGCGGGAATAGTTTGCGGTTGAGTTCTTGCTCGATCCGGATCAGGTGCGGCTGCAGCGTGTAGGTGACGAAGGCTCGCGACATGGATTCGATCCCGCTGCCCCAACTGGTGCTGGCGCTGGTCTCGCCGATCATGTGCGGCGGTACGCCAAAGGCGCGGGCGATGTCGATCACCTGGAACTTTCGCGCCTCCAGCAGCTGCGCATCTTGCGCATTGATGCTGATCTCTTTGGCGGTAATGCCTTCGGTTAGTACGAGCGGCAGCTTGTGTGCGTTGTCGTTGCCGGCATATTTGTTGGTGAATGCGGTTTGCAGTGCTGTGATCTGGTCGGGGTTCATCTTCGCAGCTGAACTCAGCACGATCGAGGGATGTGCCCCACCCTCAAAGAACTTGCCGCTGTAGTTGTCCATGGCCAGCGCATTGCCTACGGCTGCGCGGGCGGCATAGGTGATGACGCTCATCGAGCGGATACCATCAAACCCAAAGCCGGGGAAGTGCAGGATCTCGGACGGATCAAGCCAGGTAGTGATGCCGAACTCAGGCAGGCTGATGAAATAGCGCACGCTGCCGTCCGACTGGCGGATCGGCGAGACGCAACCCCAAGGCAGCGGCAGGAATTCGATAATGTTGTTCGAGTAGCCACGCCGAATCCAGGTATAGGCATCTCCGCGCAGCAGCTGCGCAATGCTGACGCCTTCCCAGTGGCTGGCCGCAGTCCACTGCATGCTGGGCTGTTCGTTGAGCTTGTACCAGAGATCACCGCGCGGCAGACGCGCTTTGATATCTCCATCGGTTTTATATTCATGTAACGGCAACGTCGAGATCCCGCCGGCGATCTTTTGCACGCACGCATAGACAGCAGCTACGCGCATGGCCGAGACAAAGTTAACTGCCATCCCGGCATGCCCTTGCGTCACGCCGAAGGCATCCATCACGTCTTGACTGTACTGCGTCTGATTACTGATCGACCCTGCGCGCACTGCCTCGCGCTGCGCCCGCCATTTGTTAAGGACTGTTGAGCCGGGAGCTGCGGCGCGGCGCTGCGCTTCGTTCCACGTTTGTTGTGCGCTCATAGCTGTACAAATCCTTGAGTGATTATATTGTCTTGCGTTCCAGTCAAAGCTCTACCCAATGCCATTAACATGGCAACTGGTCCGTCAATCTTTTGTTCGTTTTTTTCTTTTGTTGGATGCTTAAGGCCGCTGAACTTTGATATTCGCATCACAACATTACTCACCATCCAGGCCATCGCCGGGTTGTCGTCGTGCACTAGGTCATTGGTGAGTACAAGGTTTTCCGCTTCAATTATCGGCAGAGTGAAATGCGTAGCGGTCTGGGTTATTTCAACCAGCGGCATTCCTTCTTCAATTAATTTGGTAGCGAAATAGGCTGCAAATTTTCTGTCGTACGGTATCTCCACGACTTCGAACATCTCGTTGTACTTGCGAAGGTCGTTTGCGATATTGTCGAAGTCTGTCGCGTTACCTTCATTGGTTACTAGATGCCCGTTTTTTTCCCACTCAAAGAAATGTCGATTCTCAGGTTTGTTTACCTGGAATTCGTTCAGATAAAATCTAAAGAACAAATAATATTTACCGGT